AGTTAATATGTGTGCTCTTCCGATCTTAAATTTAAATATACATGGATTTTTTTATATAAATTCAATAACCCCCACCCTTGAAAAATTACACAATAAACAAAATAACATACGTAAAAAGTTTACAAATTAATTTCATAAAAGTATTGCAAATGATTTACATTATGTTATAATAAAGTATATTCAAATTTAAGGAGGATTTACAATGAAATTTTTACTAGGTTTTATTACATCAACTATTTTTATCGCTATCATGTTTATTGGTTGTTGGTTATATTTTGATTTTCCTATTTCAACCAATGATGAAGAACAACATAATCCGAAAACACAACAAGTTCAACAAGAAGAAATACAAAAAGAAAACACACAACAACAACAACAAAACAACGTACAAGAACAACAAGCACCAGCAACAATTCCAACACATGAAAACAGTGAAGAACGTTTACCAAATTTACATGATAAACAAAAAGCATTGAATTTAATGAAACAAGAACGTAGTAATCTTTCAAATGAAGATAAAAAGATATATGACGGTGTGATTGAAACGGCAAAAACAAACATAAATAACGATGTTGGTAATCAAGAAGATTACAATATATTAAATGAATACAAAAAATAAACATGTAACAGGAAAGGAACATAAATAATATGAGATATAATTATAAATTTGAAATCGAAAGACTAGTAAAGAAAAATAATGAAACTTTAAAAAGAACGGTAAATTTATTAAATGAAAACGAAAAACTTAAACAACAAATTGAGGGATTAACTTCTGAAAACTTTGAACTACAAAATGATTTATTCACAGAACAATTAAACGAAGATGAAACAGATGATTATATTGACAAACTAAAAAATGAACTATTTAATGGTTATCTACATCAACAACATCAAGAACGTTTAATATCAGAACTTAAAGAAGCACTTTCATCTTACAATAATTTTGTTGATGTAATGTTTCCCGACTAGACTACTTTATGTAGTCTTTTTTTATTTCCTATGATATAATTTACTTACATACTTACATATTGGAGGTGGAAACCAATGGCAGTTGATGAAAAAGATGAAACTGTAAATGAAGAAAATTCAAACAGTGAAACAGAAACAGAAAAAATTGATAGTGCAAGTGATGTTGTTACCTCACCTAGTGATGAAACATCAACTAATGATGAAAAATATGTTCAACTTGAACAACGTCTTACATCATTAGAACAACGTTTCAACGTTCAAGAACAACAACAACAACAACAACAACAAGAACAACAACCATCACAAGAAGATAATTCATCAGATGAACAATCAGATAATGATGATAGTGATGATTCTGATAATATGGAATCAGATGAAGAAATTAAAAAAATATTAGGATTATAGGAGGTTTACACATGGGTGTATATGATAAAAAATCAATGCGTGGTATGACACAAGCAAGTTATGAAGATTCACGTATGAACAAACGTAGAGAATTAAATGAAACAATGAGTATTGACGAAAATAAACAAGAGGACGCTTACGGACAACAAGTCCATTCATTAAGTAAACAATCGTTTACAGATGAAAGTGAACAATAAGGAGGAAACAAACAATGGCAGTATCAGATATTATTGTAGATACATCAAAGTCTGCATTACAAGATTTTAATAGTGATTATGGTAAATCATGGAATTTTGGGGAGAATTGGAGTAACGTAGAAACAATGTTTGAAACGTTTGTAAACAAATACTTATTCCCTAAAATTAATGAAACTTTATTAATTGATATAGCATTAGGCAACCGTTTCAATTGGTTAGCAGAAGAACAACAATTCATTGGGCAATATTCAGAAGAATATGTAATTATGGACACTGTACCGGTAGCAATGAATTTAGGTAAAAATGAAGAATTAATGTTGAAACGTAATTATCCACGTATGGCAACACGTCTATATGGTTCAGGTATTGTTAAGAAACAAAAATTCACGTTAAATAACAATGACGCACGTTTTAATTTCCAAACATTAGGTGACGCAACAAACTACGCCCTTGCAGTGTTGAAAAAGAAAATTTCAGATATTAATGTTGAAGAAGAAAAAGAAATTCGTGCAATGATGGTTGATTATGCTTTAAATCAATTATCAGATTCAAATATTCGTTATGCTACATCACAAGAAGATTTAGCAAGTAAAGTATTTGAAGCAATCTTGAACATGCAAAATAACAGTGATAAATACAATGAAGCAAATAAGGCTTCTGGTGGTGCAATTGGTCGCTATACAACTGTTTCAAAATTATCAGATATTGCGATTTTAACAACGGATTCAATGAAATCTTATTTATTAGATACAAAAATTGCGAACACGTTCCAAGCGTCCGGAATTGATTTTACAGACCATGTAATTTCTTTTGATGATTTAGGTGGTGTATTTAAAACAACATCTGAAATTACCCTATCAGAATCAAACACAATCACATATTTACGTGGTTTTGGTGATTACCAATCACAAGTTGGTGACGTGATACCGGAGGGTTCTGTGTTTACATTTGATGTATCACAACAAACTGAATTTGTTGATAATGTTGTTGAGGTTAAACCTCAAGATGATTTATTTGCATTTATCTTTGATATTAACGCTTTAAAATATAAACGTAATACGGACGGTATGTTGAAACAACCATTCTATAATGGTGAATTTGACGAAGTTACACACTGGATTCATTATTATAGCTTTAAAGCAGTATCACCGTTCTTCAATAAGATTTTAATTACTTCTGAACCAACTGAACCACAAGCATAAGGAGGTTAAAACACCATGAATAATTTAAATCATGGTGTTGAAGTTGAATTAAATCAAGATATAGGACGGCGTGTAATGGAACATAGGAACCGTTTTCGCCGTCTTATTTTTAATCGTTATGTGGAGTTTTTACCCTTACTTATCAATTACACCAACAAAAACACAGTTGGAATTGATTTTTTACAACTTGAAACAGGATTAAGACAGGGTTATCAAGTTGTCATAGGTAAAGCACGTAATGAAGAAATTATGATACTCGGTTATATTCAAAACCACTATTATAAATCGTCCAAAGATTATTTTAATAATTTCAACTTTAACACTGAATATCGTTTAACTGAAAAAGATATTATCTACACTGTTCCGGAATATTTAAGACCGGATTATGCTTTAGAAATACAACATTATGATAACGCTAAAAGTGGTGATTTTATTGTAATGAGAAATAAACCCGTTACATTGGGTAATGATTATGAAATCATTGAACATTATTGTGATGAATTGGCAGAAGTTGTATTATCACGTTATTCACTGATTATGCAATCCAAATTTGCTAAAGTATTTAAATCTGATATTAATGATGAAACAGTCAATCAGTTTATAACACAATTATTTAACGGTTCACCATTTATTAAAACAGATGGGTATTTTGACGCAGAAGAAGATATTATTGATTTAGATAGTGATTATGTAGTCAATGCTTTATCAGAAATGAAACGTGAATATCAAAATAAAATTAGTGAACTATCAAACTTTTTAGGGATTAATTCCCTAGCCGTAGATAAAGAAAGTGGTGTAAGTGATACAGAAGCAAATTCTAATCGTTCATTTACAACATCAAATAGTAATATCTATTTAAGAGGACGTGAAACCTTACAAATGTTAAACCAACGTTTCGATTTAGATATACAACCGTATTATGATGATGAAGCAATATCACAAATTGATATGAAAAACATGGCAACGGATAATTATGGAGGTGGTTCACAATGAGTAAACACACAACAACATTAATGGAAATTATTCAAAGTGAACTACAAAATAATGGCTTCAATGAATTTGTGAATAATGGTAAATTAACATTTAATAATCAAGATTACGCTTTTATTCAAAAAGTATTAAGATTTGATGATGATGTTAAAAAAATCGTGGATAATACGTTTTTCAAAGGTTTTAAGTTTAATGATGAAAGAATTGATAGATATTTCAAAGAAGCATTTACAACACGATTTCTTGATAGAGAAATTGGACGACAAACCGTTGAAGCCTTTGCTAGTTTAGTATTATATGAATGTATTATTCGTGAAGAATATATTTTTACTGTATTTGGTGATGAATTATATAAATATTTAGAAAATCACGTTGATTTTAATGTTGATGAAATTGAAAATCAAATATCAGAAGAAAATACAGATGAAGTATCTAATGAAACATCAAACAATAATACATCTTCAAATGGTAAAAGTGTTTCAGATGATAGGGAAGCAACTTCATCACTACCTCAATCAGAAATGAATATAAATGTTGATAATGATGTATTAACCTTTGCAGATGACAACACAATCACCAAAAATAAAACAACAAATGAAGATGAAACAGATATCAACAGTGAAAGAGATACAACAGGTAATACAAAAACCAACGGCACACAAGACACAACAGGCAATCAAAAATCATTACAAAAAACGTACTTGATGGAAAATTTAGAAAAACTTTATACAACACGTGAACGTATATTTAATGATTTTGATAAAAAATGTTTTTTACACATATGGTAAAGGAGATTTAAAAAATGGCAGAACATTTTAATAATAGATTTAATTATAATTATAGACGTGGTTTAAACAAATTACCATTTTATTCAGATGAAGCAGATTATAACACCAACGCACCTAGTTATTATGACTATTTAGCAAAGTATAACGGTTTTATTTCCAGTCTTGTAGATTTTGTAAATGGTTTAGCAGATGATATTGAAGATATTAAAAATAAATATGAAGCCTTTCAACTATCAAATGAAGAAGTTACTTATACAGTTGGTAGTGATGGTGATTTTGAAACATTAAATGATTGTTTTGATAAAATTAATAATCTGATTGTTCAACCGGTAAAAATTACTGTTATCCTTTTACAAGATTACATTATGAGAGAACAATTATTTTTAGAAAATAAACGTTATAATCATATTGTGATTACAAGTGATAAAGATATTGTAAAAGCAGATTCTACAAGATTAAACAGACAAATTTTAATTGAAACTAATCCGGTATTTAATACTAAACCAATGTTTTATGGTAAAAACTCACATTTCCCTACAATTGATTTTAAACTTGAAAACATTGATACCAATGATGTTATTAATGTTGGTTACTTAATGGATAATTCAGATTTAACTTTCACTAAAAAAGGTGGTTCAACTTATTTCAATTTTATCGGTGTTTGTGGTGTAAATGGTTCAAATATTGTAGGAAATTATTGTGATTTCTCACATAACGGTAATAGAGAATCATTAAGTGAAACCAATGAAGATAATGATTATTATGGTGATGGTGTAAGAATATTTAATTCTACATTTTCCGGTAACTATTCATCAACAGATTATTGTGGTGAAATTGGTTATCATTTCTCACATAGTGCGAATGGTTATATCGATAAATCAACATCAAAACACACAGGACATCATGGTATTATGGCAACTACCGGCTCGACATGTTCGGCTCGTGAATGTGAAATTACAGATGTAATTGATGATTGTGTTGTTGCTTATGCTTCAAGTAAAATTGATTTAAGATATAGTAATACATCACGTGCTAAAATTAATTTTGGTTGTATTGCTACAAGAACATCAGAAATATTATTTGACGGTGGTATTTCAAATGGTTGTGGACGTTCCGGAATCATGGCAAACAGAGGTTGTACAATAGACGCAACAAATGCAACGGCAAATAATAACAATGAAAACGGTATTCACGCTTCTAATAACTCACAAATTGATTTTACTGGTGGTACAACAAATAATAACGGTCAAGACGGTATGCACTCGGCACATGGTTCAGTTATACAAGCAAGAAATTCAGAATCTAAAGATAATACACGTAATGGTGTTTTAGCTTATATTTCAACGGTTTATTGTCAAAATATTACCGTTTCCGGTAACGGAAATAGAGGTTTAGAATCAACACGTGGTGGTTTTATTTCTGCTTATGATTCTCAAATTTCAAATAGTGGTGACAATGCACTATTAGCATTTGGCGCACGTATCAACGTAAATAATTCCACGATTTCAAATAGTGGACGTCGTGGTATGGAAGCTACAAGAGGTGGAACGATTGTTGCAGATAATGTAAGTATTAAAGATTCAAATGAAAGTGGTATTATGGCGTACTCAAGTAAAATCACTGCTTCAAATTGTGATATTAGTGGTAGTGGTGATGATACAGTATTTAGTACACGTGGTGGTGAAGTTGTTATTTTTGAACCAACCCTAACATCAAATAGAGGTACTTATGATTTTTCTGTATATAATGCAGGTCGTATATTTACCAATCAAAATAACTATTCTTCAAATGTTGAAGATAATACATTAACAAGTAAAGGTATACTAATTAGAGGATAAGGTGGAATAAAACATGGTTAAAATCGTAGATAAATTTAGTTACAATCAAAATTATTATCCGGAAACAAACAAACGTAAGTACATTACAATTCACGAAACGGCAAATACAGGTGTAGGCGCAGACGCAGACGCACACGCCAACTTTATCAATAACGGTGCTATGGAAACATGGCACTATACCGTTGATAGTGAAAAAGCTGTTTGTCACTACTATCATACAACATCATGTTGGGCTTGTGGCACATACAAAGGTAATACGGAAAGTATAAGTATTGAAATGTGTGTGAATAGTGACGGTGATTATTTAAAAACATTGCATAATACAATGGAACTTGTACAAAAAATTATGAAAGAAGAAAACATCAGTGCAAATAATGTTGTTCAACATCATTATTGGAGTGGTAAAAATTGTCCGACCCTATTACGTGAGGGTAATAGTGGAATGAATTGGGAACAATTTATAGCCGGTGTGAAAGGTGAGAAAGTAGAAACAAAAGCACCTAGTAAAAAAGATGTTCCAAAAGGTTGGGACGGAGTAAACAAACATGGTACAATATATAAGAAAGAAAAAGCAACTTTCATAGTAGGTAGTAAAGAAATTGAAACACGTATTGGCGCACCTTTTAGAACTGTTAAAAGTGGTGGTTTTGTTCAACCGAAACAAGAAATTAATTATGATTGGGTTTGCTTACAAGACCATCATGTTTGGGTTCAACTTGAAAATGATAGAGGTGAACAGGAATTTGTGCCAGTGAGAACGTGGAATGAAAAAACCGGTGAAGTCGGTAAAGCGTGGGGTGATTTTAAATCCGGTGTGAAAGGTGAGAAAGTAGAAACAAAAGCACCTAGTAAAAAAGATGTTCCAAAAGGTTGGGACGGAGTAAACAAACATGGTACAATATATAAGAAAGAAAAAGCAACTTTCATAGTAGGTAGTAAAGAAATTGAAACACGTATTGGCGCACCTTTTAGAACTGTTAAAAGTGGTGGTTTTGTTCAACCGAAACAAGAAATTAATTATGATTGGGTTTGCTTACAAGACCATCATGTTTGGGTTCAACTTGAAAATGATAGAGGTGAACAGGAATTTGTGCCAGTGAGAACGTGGAATGAAAAAACCGGTGAAGTCGGTAAAGCGTGGGGTGATTTTAAATAATGAATTTATTAGAATTAATTCAACTTGGTTTTACGTTTATAATAAGATGGTAAAGGTGGAATAAAAAATGAGTGGTAGAATTGTAAGAACAATAACAAAAGCGAAAGACGTAACAAAGTTATCCGACAGTGTAACAAGTGATAACGATATTATTTCAGATATTGACGGTAATATCTTTTTAAAACAAGGTACAAAGAACTATGTTCAATTAGCAACAAGTAATGACAGTGAAAGTTTACAAAGTGAAATCACTTCACTAAAATCTAAAAATACAAAATTAAAAAATCGTGTATCAGATTTAGAAACTTCAAACACTGATTTAGTATCACGTGTTGAAGCATTAGAAAATGCAGATACAACAACAGAATAAAAAATGCTATAATAGGTACATACACACGTAATATAACAACAGAATTAGAAATTACAAATGATGTATCTTGGGATGAATTAGGTAGTGAGGGAACAGGTCAAGATAGAAATGCTTACACAATAACAAAAATAGAGGGTGTGAAATAATGGCGTATAAAACAACTGAATTTGTGTTCTTTTATAATACACCGTTCACAGATTATCAGAACACTGTACATTTTAGTAGCAATTCTGAACGTGATGATTATTTTTTAAATGGTAATCATTTTAGTGCTTTGAGTTATCGCAACACACCATTTAATTTTATTCGTGACCGTTCACAAGTAAAAGTTATGATGAATTGGGAAGAAGCACAGGGGATTAATTATTGTACGTTTATATCAGATTTTGAAGATAGACGTTATTATGCGTTTGTAAATGCGATTGAATATATTAACGATAAAACCATACAACTTACATTAGTGATTGACACAATCATGACTTACACACAGGGTAATGTATTAGAAAACATTCAATCAGTAAATGTATTAAGACAACACTTACCTAAAGCAAGTTATGAGTACATGCTACCAACATTAAGAAATAATGATGATATATTGAAAGCAAGTAATAAATATTACGTTGCTAACTTCTTAGAACAGTTTGGTGGTAACTATGTTTTGTTTCAATCTTCGGCAGATTTAAGTAAAGATTTTGGAACGAAAAAAGAACCGAATCTCGATTCGTCAAAAGGTATTACTTATGACTACATTACAAGTCCGGTCAATTTATATGTAATGACTTACAATGATTTTAATAACTTTATGGATAAAATGAGTAAATTTCCATGGATTACACAAAACTTTCAAAAGATACAATTGATACCGGAAAAATTTATTGATAGTAATGATTTAGTAGATGTTGACACACAAGAAGATATTACAGGACTTATGACACTAAAAGACGGCTCGACCTCGAACCAATGGACACTGAACGATTTAACCGTTTCATTTAATCGATTACAGGAATTTATCGGGGTTTCACAGGACGAGTTACGCCACCTAGTCAGAAATGAATATGTAACAATTGAGTTATACAGTTGGAACGGTGACGCGCTTTTAATTGATGCCGGTAAAGTTAGAACCGACACAGGTCTTAAATTTAGAACACGTTCAATCATTGGTTATCATAATGAGGTAAGGGTTTATCCCGTTGATTATAATAGTGGTGATGTAGAACAACCAATTAAAGCAAATAACGGACAAACATTAATTGATACAGGTTCATTCTTAAATACGGTGATGACGTTTGATAGTTTCGCCGAAGTACCTATTTTAATTGATAATGGTATTTTAGGACAATCTCAACAAGCAAATAGAGTTAAAAATGCCGAAAGTAAATTAATTACTAATCGTGCTAAAAATATTGCTACCGGTTCAGACCCTAAAAGTAAGTTTTATGATAGTGCTAGTATTATCAGTAATATTTCACCGACACAATTATTTAGTAAGTTTAATGATGAATATGATTTCTATAAAGACCAACAAGCAGAATATAAAGATTTAGCATTACAACCACCTAGCACAACAAGTAGTGAAATGGGAAATGCTTTCCAAATCGCAAATAGTATTAATGGTTTAACAATGAAAATTGGTGTACCTAGTGTGGCAGATGTTGAAACCATTGCTAAATATTATTTAATGTTCGGTTATGAAATTAACGACCCTTATACACAAATTGAACCAATTGATAGTATGACGGTTTGTAATTATTTAAGAATTAATGGTACTTATACCATTGACGGTATCGACCCTACATTAATAGACCAAATGAAAGCATTGCTCGAAAGTGGTGTGAGATTTTGGCACAATGACGGAAGTCATAACCCAATGCAACAAAATATACAAAATAACAGATTTAGATATTAGAAAGGATTTTAAAATGGCAAATGAACAAAACGAAGTACAAGTAAAAATACAAGATATTGAAGCGTTTCAAAAATTAATATATAGTGGTGATATGTATTTACTATATGCAGTGTTGATATTTATGGCGATTGATGTTATCACCGGTTGGGCGAAAGCATTAAAAAACGGTAATTTATGGTCTACAAAATCAGTATACGGTGCAGGGCGTAAAGTCCTAGCACTGTTTGTTGTCATTATCGCAAATATCATTGATAACATTTTAAATTTAAATGGTGCGTTAGTTGTTATTATTATGTTCTATTATATAGCAACTGAGGGATTAAGCATTTTGGAAAATTTAGCAGAAATGAATGTACCATTTCCGGAACAGATTAAGGATAAATTAGAAGTGTTAAAAAATAAAAGTGGTGATAATAATGGCAGTCATTAAAGATGAAAAATTAAAAGCATATGTGCATAGTAAAATCACAAATGATTTTGGGTTATCTGTTGATGATATAGCACCAAACGTTACCAATGCCGGACGTTTTAGTGCATGGTTAGGTGGTAATGTATCACAAATTAAAGAAGTATTAAACGCCGTAAAAGATGAGGGTGTAAGTCCGGCGTTTTTTGCTTCTTATGAAGTTGGTGAGGGATATAATAGTGCTTGGGGTTGGTTAAACCACACAAGCCCACAGGGTAATTATTTGCAAGACGCTAAAGCAGTTGCTAGGTGGGTTGTTGCGCAAAGTAAAAGAATGAATGAACAACCGGCTTGGATTGATGTAGCAAACTATAATGATTTTGTACCTCAAAGTGTAAAAAATAATGGTAATAAAGATTTTGCTAATATGCCTAGTGGTGCAATTGGTCGTGTTGTCATAGCCGGAACGGCAGCTGCTACTTGGGAAGTTTATTATCCTAATGGGTTAAAAGCAGAATATAATGGTGTGCAAGATTATGGTGCACCATTAACACACCAATATGAAAACATTGAAAAATGGGGTGGTAGTGTAACCGGTGACGGTGGAAGTGATGGAGGTAGTGACGGTGGAAGCGACCCAATATTAAATCTAATGCAAAAAGCACTGAAATCATTTACTGAATTTTTAGAAGATAGTTTAACTTGGGATTTACACAGTATCGGTACAGACAAATATTTTTCAAACGATTATTTCCAAATGATTAAAACATTCAATAACACATACCAACTCAAAATGAACTTACCTTTGCTTAATGAATTTGATAAATTGATTGATAGCATTTTACCAGATGATGATGGTGGTAGTGATGGTGGTAGTGATGGTGGTAGTAAGTCCGGTTATGATACAAGTGATATAAAAAATCATAAATTGAACTTTAAATACGCCGGAAGTTACGAAGAAGCTGTAGAAAATGGTTATCCGTTCCCTAAAGAACATCATGGTAATGATTACGATTATGTATATGAAACATTAAAATCTCACGTTTCCGGTACAGTCAACGGTAATAATCAACATGGGTATACAGTCAATGATGGGGGTATTGGTTATAATGGTGACGGTTCCGGTTGGGGTAATCGTATTGTGATTAAACTTGATGATGATAGTGGTAGAAGTATTTTATACGCACATTTAAACCGTATGGACGTAAAACCCGGTGATAAAATTAAAGTCGGTCAAACGATAGGACAAACCGGTAACACTGGTGAACAAACAACCGGCGCACATTTACACATTGAACTCAAAGACGCACCAAAATCAAACGAATCAGATGGCACGATTGACCCTACACCGTTTATTGATAAATATGCGAAATAATGGTATAATAATATCAAGTTAGTTGTTAGGTAGGACGATAAAAACGTTGTGCCTACCTTAACTAATGTTTACTTTCTCTTAACTTAACAGACACAAAATATTCGTGTAAAACCCTTTAAAATTGTTTGGTAAACATATTTTTTACTTACAACGCCCAACTGGTCATTGGGTGTTTTTTTTATGCAGAAAAAAAGCATGTAGTTGCGCAATCTACATGCTTAAATCATTTGTTTTAACATATCATGACCTTGCTTTAATATGTTTAAATTTGTGCCATTCTTTAATGGGTGTGTGACTGGGAATACATCCCTTGCAGAAAATGTACCGACCTCACTTTCAATGTATATAAAATCCTCGGCTTCATCATGGTTAAAGTTTTCTCTAATTTGTTCTAATAACCATTTTCTTTTTTTATTGTTTAAATCATTAAATTCATTTGGATAATCTACACCCTTATCTATGTTTGTTTTTGAGGGGTATATGCTTATCGTTTTTTGTTCGTTATAGATTGATTTGTTGTTATAAATCACTGCACCGTCATAAAAATCATTTTTAATAAACGATTCAAAAGATTGATTTGTATTAAAAGCGTTTTGAGGTATGCCGGCACTTGCTACATGTATTTCACCATCTGATACATAAGCGTATTTTTTATGATTCAGTACATACATTTTTTCTATATGATGGTTTTCTATATCCCACTTACCTAAACTGATTTCATCAAACATATCATTTGGTAAATGGTTTTTAACTTTTGATTTTAAGTATAAACTATCCGTATCACAATAAATAAAATTTTCATCAATTTCAGATTGTGATAAGTGTTTTAATGGTTCTAACAAGTTATAAAGTGATTGTGATGTAACATATGTTGAAAATAATAAATTACGTTCATTATTTTTATATCCATTTTCTTCATTATATAGAAAACCGTCCTCGTCTAAACGGAACAAATTAAAATGTGAACGTAAAGCCGGTATACCATATAAACCGTTAAGAATCACTTTTGATAAGTTGATTTCTTCTTGTGAGTAGGGTTTATCATTAGGAATATCTTTATGTTCTTTATATTCAAATGGTGATTTCATATCTATTTTATGTTTGAGTTTACCTTGTGTTTTGATGTAATAGTTATTAAAAATAATTTCCCTAGCACCAAAATATTCACAATCAAAACTAACGTAACTCATACAGTAAACCGTTGAACAATCAATACCGGTTAACGTTTCAATTAGTCTTAATGTGTTGGTGTTGATGTTTACATATTCATCATCATTATTGTAATATTTCACTAACATTTTACGAATGATTGTTGATTCAATGCGATATAAAATATCTAAATTAAAACTTGCTTTATCAATTGTGAAAAGTGTAAAACTATCATAGTTGTTTAAATCTGTTTCAACTTCTGTTTCCACTTCAAATTCTTCATAATCAGATAACCATGTAGGAATTTTTTCATTATACATCACATACGGATAACTACTATTAATATCAATTGAGAAACAAGGTTCATCAATCATTTTTGCTACGTATTTTGGGTTATACATATTTAAACCACCACGATAAAAACCCTTAAGATAATCGTAAAAATTCCTATCAAAAAATTCATAATTGGTATAATTAAACTCTTTCTTTTCACCGTCAACGTAACGCTCATTGAGTAATTGAAATCTTGTATGTTCGTTATTTAAATAACTGTTCATAATGTTTACACTAAACGTCATTTTGGAATAATCAAAACCCGGAAATATCTCACTGTAATGAATGTGTGATTGACCTAAAATAATGACGTCATTATTAATGTAAGTCATTTGTTGGTTGTCTAATTTTTGAAAACATTCATAAGCGTAAGCGTAACTTTCTACATCGTCCATATCGCTTTCTACATCAAAAATATCATATTGAAAATCTGTTTTAAGTTCATCATCTGTTAAATAACCACCATCTTTTAACTTCTTACCTAATACATCAATTGATGTTGTGGTTTTCATAAAGTTATCAATAATAACAAATTTAAAACCATTTAAGAATAAAGTTAAGTCTAAATTAATACGTGATTTAACACGTTTTTCAAGTACGATATTTTCATCTTTACTATCGTTTTTTGCTTCTTTCATATTCACCGTATTATCGTTTTTAATAGCGTTTTTCATGAATAAATTTTCTACACGTAAATCATTATATATATGTTTAACATCATGTAATAAAAAGTGATTATCATACTTATTACAGTTATGTGCAATCATTGATATAGATGTTCTTGATTTTGTTATTGTATCTTTACGTTCTGCATACTTAAAAAACGTATCAAAAAACGCTTTAAAAGACGGAAAAACCTCAACATCAATTTGGCCGTTATTGTTCCAGCCAATCGCAACACTATAAACCACGTTTTTATATTTGGTTGGTTTTTCTCTACCGTCTATTTTATTGTATGCTAACGTTTCTATATCCCAATAGAGTGTTAGATTTCTTTCTCCTTTATGTGTTTGCATTGCTTCAAGTAATCCCATGTATTTCACCCTTTAAAACGATTTTAAGAATATTTATTGATTAAATATTTCTTGGTCTGTTCGATAAAATTGTCTTGGTGCATTTTTTCGTGTCTGTCAAAGTCACGTACACCGTATTTGCGATTTTCATGTGCTTTATGTTGTTTAATTAATTTATTGATATTCAAGTCAATTAAATTAGGGTCTTGTAATATATATTGTTTTGTATAAGCATTGTCAAAATGTAAATTTGATTGTCTGTAATAACGTTTACTGTGATTTTCTTTATAGTACGTTTCTTTTAAATAGGTTACACCGTCCTCAACATCTGCTACTTCTGTACAATAGAAATAATCATCTGTATGTGGTACAACTTTTATATTGGTTTGGTAATCATTAAAATTATACATGACTTTAATAAAACGGTCTTGGGTTTTAATGTAAAAATAATCACCATTTTTACTGATGTGGTTTCTTAAAGCGTCATCTGTTAAATTATACGTATTGAAATCAAATTCACCGGTTGTCATTGCGTCATTGTCACTATCAAATGCACGTGTATTTCTTTTTTCGTTTGAAAAGTCGTTTCTTCTCATTTCCAAATTAATTTTACCGTATTGTCGTTTGGTATTGATAGGGTGTTTCTGTAATACGTTAAATATATCTAAATTGGCAAGTAACGGACTTGAAAAGTTGACGGCGTTACCTAACAAAACGATTTTCGGTATTTCTAAATAGGGGATATTCCCATGATTTCTATCAATACTATCATAGATGGTTTTGAGTTTTTCCCACTCGTCCGGTAGATAGTCATATTCTAAAGCTAGAAATTCATCATATACAATAATAGGAAAGTCCTTTAAAAAGTTTGAATGATATTTTAAGTCGGTAGCGTCATTTAAATCTGTAATAATACCAATCTTTTTATCATCATAGAAAATTGTACTATATTCATTGGAACGTGTAATAATTAGTTTTTCCGGTTTAAAATGTTTTAACTCAATCGCTATTTTTTCAACTAATTCAACATATGCTTTTCTTAAATCATAGTGACGACAAATTAAAGTAAATTTAATATCAAATTCAATCGCTAACTTCATAAAGAATGATATATAGTTAAATGTTTTACCGTCTGAACGGTTGGATATTGATATGTACCAATCCACGTTTTTGTTCATTAATTCGTCCATTAACTCGATTTGATTATAATGTGTTGGTATTTGTTTTCTAAACTTTGTTAAAAAGTTTTGATAATCACGCACTAATGATAATCTATCCTTTGGCATTGTGTAACCTCCTATAATAATAAATAATATCTTCTATATTGTTAAATGGTTTGGTTGGTTTTAGGGTGGTCTTTGTAATAAACATAATTCCACCTCACTTTATTAGGTTGGTTATAAATATCAAAATCTTTACCTTTTTTACTTGCACTTTTTTCAACTTCTTTAAATTCATTACGTACTTTTTTTACATAGTTATTTATATCGGTTTGTTTAATCGATTTTTTAATATCTTCTATAACAGTATTACGGTGGTGAATACCCTCACTATCACCTTTAGTATCTTCACCGTTGTTTCTTGTGAATACTTCTTTGATATCGTCCAATTTATCCTTATTTTTACCACGTGTAAGTGATATAGCGTCAATTCTACCAACAGATTTAGGTTTAGGGAAGTTAGGTAATACTTTTTCGTATTGCTTCCATGCGTTTATATATTGTTGTTGTAATCGTTCATCATCAAATTGGAAATTGAAATCACCACTTGAAACTTTTAAATCGGATTGTTTTTGTACTTTCGGTTTTTCTTTTGTTCTTGCTTTTCTTCTTGCATTACCTGTACGTCCTGTTTTTCTTACCATGTTTTAATCCTCCTTATCTTTATAAACCATGTTTAATTTATCTAATGTTTTTGGCGCTAGCAATGATAGTATACCATATAGAATAATGCACACTGTAACAATTACACCGATAGTCATAAAATTACCTCCAATAAAAAAGAGGGCAAAAGCCCTCAAATATAATATAGTATTAAGATTTGTTAGGGCCAAACTAACAATATTTATAATAAACGTATCTTGGTTTAGAAAGCAAGTTCTTCATCATTATCGAACGCACGACCCTTTGAGTCGTCTTTTTCATTTTGTTCGGTACTGGGTACTAAATTGATTGAGTAGCCTTTACCATTTTTACCGTTGTACTGATAAACTTCAAATGCTAATTCACGATTGTTTATTGCTTCAATAACTTCTTCATCTTGGCGTAATTCTTGTGATAAGTCTAATAGGTGAGGTGGTAAATTCACTTGGAAATCGTTTGTGATGAATACACCTTGGTCACCAAATTTACCTTTTGTGTTGATAAAGATTGCTAAAATTGTGTAACGTGCTTTTGGTTGTGCTTTGTGTAATTCTTCAAGTTTTTTAAATTCACGTTCTTTTTTAGGAAATTCAAAGTTTGCTACCACGTTTTGATGTTTTTTGATAATGTTATTAATGTTTGTCATAATTAATCCGTCCTTTATAATTGTTTTATTTTTGTTTAATTGCCTTTAAGTCGTCATATGTGACGTGAATTGTTTCTGTGTCACGTTTAACTGCTATTACGTTGTGCATTTCCGGTACATATTCTTTTGCTTCGTTCATACTCATACGATATTGTTGTTTTGGTATAAAGAAGTCGTATAATTCATGGTCTTGATTCTCGCAATAAATTTTGTAACCTTTAACCTTTACTTCGATTGATTCCATTTTTACACCTCCTAATAAATTGATACACCATAAGTATCTCTAAATGATTTGTGGAAATTTAATTGGTCGAAACCATTTCCACCAACGATTTCATTTAGTAATGTAACTTCGTTTTCTGTATCGTTTAACCATTTTGTTGTTTCATCATTGTAGTAATTAAGTAAACGATTAGAAGCTAATACTAATGATGTTGCGTTATCAAAATTGATTGTTGGATTACGTTCTTGTAGTTTGAAATAAAGATTTACAAACTTATTATAATCATCAATGGTTAGTATTTTGTTTTGGTCTGTTTCTAAATAAGTGTAACCATGATTTTCAAAGATACTTGGTAATTCTGATAAGTTTGTATAAGATTCCCAATCTTCATTAGAAACATCATTATATAACGTTTCACATTTTAATAAGAAATCATCTTTATCAGTTGTTGCAAAATGTACTTCACCGATATTTGATAAACTGTATAACATTTTTTTACCTCCTTTAACTAATTTCTAAATTTAGTATAACATAGTTGAAAGTTAGTTGCAAGAAAAAGTTTTAATTAATTTGTTAATCTGTTACTAACTCGACTACATTTATTATTGTAAATGATTTTGTGATATATTGCAATACTTTTTTGTATAAAATTTTGTTTATTTGAAGATTTTTCAAAGGGTGGGGGTTATTGAATTTATATAAAAAAATCCATGTATATTT